CACGTTCAGCGGTAGATAGATTGTAGGTACGCTTCGGTGCGGCTTCAGCCATACGTCTAGTCTTTTTCTACGCTACTTGCTGCAGGGCGAGTTTGGTTACGGATGTCCTTCATCTTGTAACCTAGTCGCTTTAGTTTGTTACGTGCGAACTCCCCACCTTCTACGTCATCCATGCCAGCCTCTGTAGCCTGTCGTAAAACGATACGACGGGCATCGTTCAACGGAATCAAACTTCCGTCTTCTTTTTTGAATACGCTGTCCGGGTTGAACATACTTGTCATTCTATCAAACATTCCCATCGATCTCTAATCCTTCTTTCCGTTTGCGGTGCGACCCCTGTGAACTTTACCGCCACGATGCAATTTAGGTTTTCTTTTCTTTTTGATAGATTTTATAGCCCCACCTAGTGCCTGTTTTCTAGTGCTGCCTGTTTCAATTTCATCTATCATTTTTTGAATATCAAAAATGTCTCTGCCTAATTGTTTCGTATCTGCAGAACTAAGCCCACCTTTTTTTAAAAGACTCATAGCTTCAGCTTTATTTTTGTGTAGGGATTCGAGAAACGGCCCCTTCATAAATTTATCCATCGATCACGACCTCTTTCTTAGGGGGTAGCAGGACTACTCCGTGTATTGCGGTTACATTGTGGTTGATTTGTTCCTGTTTTGCCACTCCTACGCGGTTCAGGAGCGACTCTGCAGCTTTGAGGCGTAGTTCATCACCTCTTTCTGGGGCGGGGTTGTCTATAGTCGAGATCACGCGGTTAGCTGCCTTCATTGCGTTGGTAGCTAGGATGGTTTTGGTGCGTTCAATGATCTCATCAGCAAGGCTGGCCTTCAACCATGCGGCTGAACCACGAGAATACCCTGCATCTATAGCGGCGGCAGTTACCTGACCGCCATTTTCAAAGAGAAGTTCTAGGAAGTGACTCTGTTGCGGGGTAAGCTGACGGTCTTTTTGTTTTTGTTGAGGTAAAAGGTTCATAAAACCTGACTTTCAGTCCTGATGTTTGTGTGCATTTCCACTTGATGTCCAATTCAAACAGATTAGCCGACACAGCAAACTCTGCCATTTCGTTTACTCGCTGTTCGCATTCGTTTTTTGAGGCGTGTGGACCTTGTGTGTCGTCTAGTTGTACACAATTATCAGGAGAAACGACTAAACAAACGAGTAGGGATGCTTCAAACATGGGATTAGCTCTCTTGTAGGAGTTGTGGGACCGATTTATTAGCCTACATCGCCCTGTTGTTACAAGTCAAGAGGAAATCTGTCGGGATGTGCTAGATTTATCTAGCCCCACAACACAAGTATACGGGTTATATCCTTGCAAGTCAATAATAAAAATAAAATCGGAACAGTTTTGGGCTTTTTTCTTGACAAAATGAGATTCTGACTGTATGATGGGACTAAGTCCTGCCGGGTAAACCCATATCACACCCCCTTCGCTTCGCTGCGTAGGGGTTTCTTTCTGGGGAACCCCCCTGTACCCCCTTTGGGATATCCCAGAGGGGTTGTTTTTTAGCTATATCGATAACCCTACAGAAATAAAATCGCTGGGGGTATTGCTAACAGGTACCGGTACCCCCCCAGTGGCCCTTGCAACCCCCCTAAAGGTTCTCCCTATTGCCAATACCAAGGATGCCACCCGCTGGACAATCCCGCCGGAATAACCCCGCCTGTTTTTCCCCTGTATACGCGCCGCGCCACTCATTTATAGATTTTTGGCAGACAAGTTTTACATGCCGGTTATTTTACAGTGCGGATATCACGGGTGCATTCCCTAACAAATACCACCACCCCTCACCCGCAATTTATCCCGCCATATCAAGCCGCTGGTATTACTTCAGGCATCAGGCAAAAAAGAACCCCGCCGATCTAGTCAAGCGGGGTCAAGTTCAGGGAGGTAACGGTTTGTTTCCGGCTATTCTTTCTTGATGATCTTCAACTGTTCAGCGTAAACCTGCACCGTGTTTTCCTTATCAAATGAATAGCTGGGAATCCCTGCCGCCTTCATTACATTACGCAAGCAATCCATTTGCTGGTAGATGCTGTCGGCAAGGTTGCGGATAGTAATAAGCTGATCCTTATCAAGTACCAAAAGGTCTGAGGCTTTGGTCTCTTCTGTGATGTTCAAAACTGATTTGCTCATTGGTTTGTTTCTTTCTCTGTTGGTTTCGGGCTGGCAACAACCGCGCTGCCAGTCCCGTAGTTATAACCGCTGCCGGACTAGCTGGCAAGCTTATAACGTGCCTTTGATCCCTTGCCGAAAACAGACTCGATTTTATAACCCTTTTCGCGCAGGGTAGATATGCCCTGATAAACTGAGCTTTTGGTCATTCCAGTTTCACGGATAAGCGTGTTTTTGGTCACCGCATACGTGCGACGGGCAAGGCACCGATAGAGCTTGCCAAGCTTACTATTGGCATGAAAGCCCCGCCGCTGCCGGACAGATTTCGCCGCCCCGCTGGTTTGTTCCCCGTTCTTGTCGGCAAAGATAACGTTTAGCAACCGCTGTTCTCTGTCGGCAATCTGGCTCAAGATTTTCTGCCGCTCATCCTGCCGATAGTATTCTTCAAACTTATCGGAAAGGCTCATCAATTCAGTGATTAGTTTTGTTGGAATATTGGTCATTGGTTGGTTTCTTTCTGGGCAAAGCCCGTTGTTTAAAGGATCATTAGGATAGCAAGCACAAGGAAGATGATCCAGACAACCTTGTAAGCATTAGCAATAAATTCACCCATACTATGCCGCCAATGATTCTGCCCAAGTCCATGACGGGCTGGCAAGCACAGTTCGCACCATGTCGTTACGGGTTCGCTGGACGTTCGCCACATTCTGGGTTGATTTGCCGGACTGGTAATCCTTGCCGGTCGTTAAATCTGTCCACCCTTCCTGAGTATGGGTAGACCAGTGAGTTAAGGCATTGTATGCCGCCCACATCGTCTGGCCTAGTTCGCGCTTTTCCTTGTCGAACAGGTAAAGAATGTTATTCATCAGGCGTTCATTGATGGGCTTGGTTTGACCGGCTTCAGCCGCCCTAGTGTTTTTATGGCAGATAGAGTTCGCCAGTATTTCGCCGAATTGCTCATCAGACAATTTGGCACCCGCCCATAGGTTCATCTGGTCGCGCTGGCCTGTCCACATCTCAAGACTGCCGCCAGCCTTACTTATCAATGCCTCTGGTGACAGGTTCTTTGTATGTTTGGCTTTCTGGTGATATGCCTTTTCGCCACCAAAGACCAAAGTATTGCGGCAAAGGTCACGATATGCACCGCTGAACACCTGAAACGCCCAAGACATATCAACCGAGTTAAATACATCCATCCGGCAATTGACCGAATCCGACGAATCCCCGACGGTTGTCTGTAGGTCGTTAAAGTGGATAGTTCGATGCGCCCGCAGCCCATCATCGTAAACCCGATCAACCACCTTCACATTACCGGTTGGTAAATCGGTATCATTTAGCAATTCAGCCTGACGACTAAACAAGAGGTCATGCGGCACTAGGTTATAAGTCTTTCCAATTGGCCTAGTGTTCAGGATGGCACCCGTTGCTGTATTCTGTAGGGCTGAATAATCGGGCATCGGTACCGGTTCGCCTATTTCAACGCTAAAACTTTCACCAAGATTTCGGCTAGGTACAGTTTCAACCGGAACCGCTTCGATTGGCACCCGCCGGACTGAACCGCGATTGACGAACAAGTCAATATTGGATGGGTCGTTATGCTCTACTGTAAAAGAGCCGCGTATATCTTCATTTGGTACTACGTCGAACATGGTTAATGTTCCTTTCCTTTGGTTGTTGGCATGGTACTTGCTACCAGCCTTGATTTGTTTATGCCATAGCCCCGCCGAATCGGTCAACAACTAATTTACCTAAGTTAAAACGAGGCGG